TCCCAAACAATGCCATCCCTCCATCCTGAAATGTATGATGAGAATGGTAATATTCTGCCTGATGAAATTCTAGCTGTAAGATTTGAGAATGAGTATGACGACTACGAAGAAAACGACGACGCGAGCTAAAAGTACAACTACTCGCAAAACAACGACCAAACCCAAATCAGTGGCAGTCAAAAAGGTGGAACTGCCACCCAATCCTTTGGTTCATGAGATCCTTGATGCTGTTGATGCTGAAAGGACTAAAGCCAAAAAGATTTCTATTCTTCAACAACATGGAGATAATGCTCTGAAGTCTCTGTTCATTTGGAACTTTGATGAGACAGTTATTTCCATGCTTCCTCCTGGTGAAGTACCCTTCCAACCTCTAGATGGTGATCAGGGTGCAAATCCAGAACGAGGAGTTCCTCAACGGACTACGATTCGTAATCGTGCTGACACATTCTTCAACTTTGTTAAGGGTGGTAATGATGCCCTGAACAAAATCAAACGTGAGAGCATGTTTATCAATCTTCTTGAAACTCTTCACGTCAAAGAAGCAGAGATCCTTATCCTTGTTAAGGACAAAGCTCTGGGTACTAAGTATAAAGTTACTAAGGAACTAGTTTCTGAAGCTTATCCCGATATTCGCTGGGGAGGTCGTTCCTGATGGGAAAAGGTGTGAGAATTATTCACCAAGATTGTGATGCCAGTCTTGGTGATGACCGATCTCTACCATATACTGCATATTTGGTGGAATACCTTCAGGATGGTATTACTAAATTTGATATTGTGGTAGCACCAAAAAGAGTGGACATTTTTGATCATTATTGGGATCTTTATCGTCATGATCTAATCAATATGACACAGACAGAGGGTAGGGTTAATCCTAAACTCTGGGGATCCCAACAACGAGATAAGGCTAAGAAAAAATGAGTGAAGCTAAAGTTGATGTCAATGCTGAAGAGTTTGGTAAAGTACTGAAGAGGTACAAAAAACTCAAGAAGTATATGAAATCTAACATCTTTGAGATTCATCGAGTAAATGGATCTGAGAGTGTTATTTCAAACCTTACCAAAGATTATATGGATTTAGATGATGAAAACTTCGGACTACAACAAACTGATTCCTACGAGGGTCAAAACAACTCCACAATTAGTGGAGGAAGCGAATCAAGCTTTATTCCGAGTGAAGATGAATCTTCCACAGGCAGCTAATCACTGTGGAATGACCGAGAAGGAAATGAAAATGACTTTCTGGGAGTTTTTGAAGTATCATCCTGCTGATTATGAGGCACCAAATAATTGATAACTTTCTTCCTGTGGATCAATTTAAAGATCTGCAGGATTTTATGTTAGGTAGAGAGATTCAATGGACTTTTTTGGATGGAGTTGCTGTACCTGGAGACGGGTATCATCAATTCACTAAAATTTTCTATAATCACTTTCAACCATATCCTGACTTTAATAGACTTGGTGCTATTATTCAGACTCTAAATCCCGTTTCTATAGTGCGAATAAAAGCAAATATGCATCTTCGTACTCCAGAGGTGATACAACATCCTTTTCACACTGACGTTGACGATTGCAACACTGCCATATATTATGTAAATAGTAACAACGGTAAAACTATTTTTGAGAATGGATTAGAAGTCGAAAGCATTGAAAACCGTTTGTTAGTTTTCGATTCAAACGAAAAACATACAGGAACTACATGTACTGATAGTCTCCGCAGGTGTGTTATCAATTTCAATTATCACCTCTAATATGGTATAATTATGGAGAAAGAAAAACTCAAATTGATTGTAAGAAATCTAGAGCTCTTGGTAGAGGCTCTAAAATCTGAAGTTTATTCGGACACAAATTCTTACCTTGATAGTGAAAAACCTAAATTTGGTTTTTATGAAGGTAGGGATGATGACGACGGTTACCCTGATTGAGAATTAAATGACTGCTAAACTTGTAAGCGTCACTCCTGACGCAGAACAGACCATGGCATATATTGCTCGTGTGTCTAATCCAGCAAACCAAGATAATGAAAATTATTCTGGTTTGCTTCGGTATTGCATCAAACATAACCACTGGAGTGTGTTTGAACAATCTACAATGACCTTGGAGATTGAAACTACTAGAGCTATAGCGGCTCAAATACTGAGGCACCGTTCGTTCACATATCAAGAGTTTTCGCAACGTTATGCTGATTCTTCCCTACTCGCAAAGGCGATCCCTCTCCCAGAACTCCGTCGTCAGGACACCAAGAATCGTCAGAACAGTATTGATGATTTGGATCCGTTCGTTGTTCAAAAGTTAGAGATGCAAATGCAGACTCTATTTGATTCTTCAATGGCACTGTATCAACAAATGCTTGGTCATGGTGTGGCAAAAGAGTGTGCTCGCATGGTGTTGCCTCTCTGCACGCCAACTAGAATCTACATGACGGGCTCTTGCCGTTCGTGGATCCATTATATTTCTCTGAGGTCTGCTAACGGTACTCAAAAGGAACATATGGAGATTGCAGAAGCATGTAAGAAGATCTTTATGGAACAGTTCCCAACTGTATCTGAAGCATTGGAGTGGGTGTAATGGCAACGTATCCTGTTAGAAACAAAGAGACTGGTGAAACCAAAGAAGTGAAGATGAGTATTCACGACTGGGATCAGTGGCGTGAAGATAATCCCGATTGGGAGAGATACTACACTCCAGATAATGCTCCCAGCTTTGGTGAAGTTGGTGAATGGAAAGATAAACTACATAATCGTAACCCAGGATGGAAAGAAGTCCTGAAAAAGGCTGAAAAAGCTGGTGCAAACCGTCAAAAACTCATGTAAGGAATTATGGCAAGAAGGAAGAGAAATCAGGAAGATCCCATCGGAGTGGGAATGACTGCAAAACAGATGCGTCGTAAAAAACCAATCAACAGTGACATGTTGGTTGACATTGAGCCTTTGACGGAGAATCAACAGAAACTCTTTAAGGATTACGACGAGGGTAAGAACATCTTTGCATATGGTGCTGCAGGTACTGGTAAGACCTTTATCAGTCTCTATAAGGCACTCTGTGATGTTTTGGATGAGAACACTCCATACGAAAAACTCTACATCGTTCGATCTCTTGTCTCTACTAGAGAGATTGGATTCCTCCCTGGAGATCATGATGACAAGGCTGCCTTGTATCAGATTCCATATAAGAACATGGTTAAGTACATGTTCGAGATGCCTACCGATGCAGACTTCGATATGCTCTATGGTAATCTGAAGACTCAGGAAACCATTTCTTTCTGGAGTACATCGTTTATTCGTGGCACAACCATGGATAACTGCATTGTTCTAGTTGATGAGATGCAAAACTTGAATTTCCATGAACTTGATAGTATAATTACCAGAGTTGGTGATAACTGCAAGATTATTTTCTGCGGTGATTCTACACAAACTGACCTTACCAAGTCATATGAAAAGAACGGTATTCTTGACTTTAAGCGTATCGTTGAGATCATGCAAGATGATTTTGGTGTAATCGAATTTGGTATCGATGATATCGTGAGATCTGGGTTGGTTCGAAACTACTTGGTTACAAAACTCGCCCTTGCTCTATGACGTTTGTCCATCTCAATAAACTAGCAGACTTTGAACTCGATGCTAAACTCATAGATGGTGTTAGGTATTACAATGTAAATGGTAAACCTTTCCCATCTATCACTTCGGTGACTAGTTTTTATAATCGTCAAGTCTTCATCGATTGGCGTAAGAAAGTCGGTGAGGAGGAAGCCAATAAAATCACCACAGTTGCCACTAGGAGAGGAACGGACTTTCACGAAGTTTGTGAGAAGTACTTGTTAAATCAAGATATCCGATCTATGGATATTCTTCCTACTACGAAGTCTTTGTTTCTCTCTGCGAAGCCTTCTATTGATAATATAAATAATATACATGCTTTAGAGAAACCCCTATATAGCGAATATTTTGGTATCGCTGGAAGGGTGGACTGCATTGCAGAGTACAATGGCGAACTTGCCATTATCGATTTCAAGACTTCGAAGAAGATAAAACCAGAAAAGTGGATCCAACAATATTTTGTTCAGGAGACCGCTTATGCCTGTATGTATTATGAGATGACAGGTATTGCTGTTAAAAAACTGGTGACCATTATGGCCGCCGAAAATGGAGAATGCCACGTTTATGAGAAAACAAACAAAAGTGACTATATTAAACTTCTTACCAAGTACATCAAAGAATTCGTCACACACAAACTTGGAGAGTATGGAGAAAGA